GCACACATGAGCAAAGAAACGAACGCACCGAGCGAACACAAACGGAACACGCCGACATTGACAGCACAGGTCAATTGGCCTACACCGAACGCAAGCGATTACAGGGACAGAGGGAATATGAGCAATCCATGCGTGCAAAAGCGTATGGACGTAGGAAAACAACTTGGCTTATCGATGGTTGTTCATCCGACTTCTGGAAAGTTGAACCCCGAGTGGGTAGAGTGGCTGATGGGGTGGCCGCTAGGGTGGACAGACTTAAAGCCATTGGAAATGGACAAGTCCCATTGTGTGCAGCAACTGCATGGCGAATCCTCTCAGCAGGAGCCTAAATAATGGACACAGAAACAATAGCCAAGGCCTTGGGTAACGCCAAGCAGGTCAACGGGCAGTGGGTGTGCTCATGCCCCGTACCTGGCCACGGCAGCGGCAATGGGGACAAAAACCCTAGCCTGTCGATCACGGAATCAGAAGGCAAGATGCTGTTTCACTGTCACGCTGGGTGCGACCAACGGGAAGTGTTTGATGCGGTCAGGGAAAGGAACCTATTGCAGTCAACGCCCAAGCGTGAGGAGATTAGCTTTACTCAGCACCAAGCGCCGGTTTTGGAAAAGGAATGGGTGTATCGCTCGGAAGACGGCACGGAACTGTTTACCAAGCGCAGGTACAAGACTAATGACGCAAAGGGTAAGACGTACTCCATCCACAGAGTAAACTCAGAAGGAAAGCGCATTGCAGGGCTAAAGGACACCAGAATTGTCCCGCTGAATCTGCCAGAAATCATTGAAGCAAAGCAATCAGGTCGAGCCATCTACCTAGTGGAAGGCGAAAAGGCAGCGGACGCGCTAATAAGTATTGGCGCCATTGCAACCACGTCGCACACTGGCGCAGGCAGTTGGCCGACGGAGATTACGCAATATTTTGCCGACGCAAATGTCGTAGTTGTGCCTGACAATGATGAGCCAGGTAGAGTGTATGCGAAACGCGCAATTGCTAATTTGCTGCCGGTAGTCAAGTCAATACGCTATCTTGATTTAGGGCTAATGATGGAGGGAGATGACGCCTATGAATGGGTGTATCACGCAAAAGGTACGCGCAAGGAGCTGGCAGAGATGGCTAGGCAAGCGCCTGTAATAACAGAGCAAGCCGAGCCAGCGCAGCAATCAGAGCCATCAGAATCCTTTAACCCGACTCCGCAACTGCTCAACATCGAGGCATGGGACACCATCAAGGATGAGCCGGTAAATTGGATCATTGAGAACGTATTACCCGATAAGGGTTTCGCAGCGCTCTACGGGCCACCAGGTAGCTATAAGTCATTTATAGCCCTAGACATAGCCGAAGCTATAGCTACAGGACGCCAGTGGATGGGTAACCAGGTTACGAACGCTGGCGCCGTTCTCTACATAGCGGGTGAAGGTCACGGCGGTATTGGGGCAAGGATCAAGGCTTGCAAGATCAACCACCAGACGCAGGACGGCGCCGAAATCTACGTCATACGCTACCAGTTGAACCTGAGATCGAGCGCCGACGACTTCAATTTGCTGATGCAGTCCATAGACAACTTAATAGAGCGCACGGGCATAGAGCTGCGCCTGGTGCAGATAGATACCCTAGCCAGAGCCTTCGGCGGCGGCAACGAGAACGACAGCCAGGACATGGGCGCCTTTATCCATAACGCTGGCAGATTGCAGCGAAAACTGGACTGCGCCTTAATGGTTTTGCACCACTCAGGCAAGGACGCCACAAAAGGATTGAGGGGTCACAGCAGCCTCTTAGGAGCCGTGGATACGCAGATTGAGCTGACAAAGTTGGAGCAAACCGAGCGCAAGGATGGCGTCGCTGGTACAGGAATCATCACCATCAGTAAGCAAAAGGATGGCCAAGACAACCTTAAATTCGGCTTTGAGATGGTCCAAATCAACATAAATCAGGACATAGAAAGCGGACTCGGGCTGGACGATAACGTCTCATTAGCGGTCAAAGAGAACCAGGAAATGATTGACGAGCAGTACAAGACGCCACCAAAACCACCATCCAGATCGGGCGCCGGAGGGGTGCAAAAGGTGGCACTGGACGCACTTCACAAGGCAATTGGTGAGCATGGCGAGATGCGGTTAATTGACGGAAAGCGCAATAAATCGATTCACGTGGAACAGTGGCGGGATGCGTTTGAGGCAGCACAGACAGACAAAAAAGGAATCACAAAGCGGTTCAACAGGTGCGTGCAGAGCCTCCAGAACGCTAAAAAGGTAGAGGTTTTCGATCCATTTGTGTGGGTTATTTGGAGCGATGATGGTCAAAAAGATAGGGATTTCTAAGTCTTTTTAAGGTGCTTGGACAAATGGGACAAATGGGACAAATGGGGGACAAATGGGATTACATACTAAATCCCATATGTATCGGCATAAATTGGCTGGAAAACGGGACAAATGGGCGCGTAAGTCTTAATACGCGCCCCATTTGTCCCGATCAGTCAATGCCCAAACTTTTGCCCAAGTGGGCAGTTTCTAGTTTTTCTTGATGGAGCAATAAGTGGCAACAAATAAACTTAAATCTTTGGCGATTACAGCGCCGACCATGCCAGCATATCCAGCAGACAAGTTTGACGTGTTCAAAAACGCGGTCATGGTCGAACTGGCGAATCGAAAGAATACCCATGATGCGTTGTGGGGTATTGACAGACTGGTCTGGTTGGTCGACAGCGGGTTGCGCGAAAAGGTGTGGCTGCAAATGGAGAGGGTTTGGCAGGCACAAGAAGAACGCAACGACCAGAAGCTGGACAAGGCGGTTAAGGGTATGTGCAAGGCTTACGATGCGATGGAACGGTGGGCGGTAGCCAACAACGTGTCAGAACCGCCCAATCTGCGACATATTGAGCACCAGCAGAAAGATGGTGCTGTTTTCGTTATCGTGCCAGATGAGGCCTCTAAACGGCTTTACCTTCAACAGTGGCCTGGGACAACGGACAGGGAAGTCTGGACGGCAGCAGAGATTGCGATAATCGTGGCACGCCAAGCAAATGGCAAAATTAGCGAGATCAAGCGACAATGGCCAGATAGCAAACTGGTAAAGGTCGGTGGACCTAGCGGTTTTGATGATATGGTCAACGACTTGGATATGACGACACCAAGCAAAATGCCAAAGCTGTTTGACACTAAAGCGTTTGTGCGGTGATGGGAAAATGGTAAGGTTATGCGCTTTTTGCATACATTTCGTTAAATTACGCGCACGCGCATGGGGTAATGATGAAGACTTTGGCTGAAAAGACTACTAAAAACGGTGCAATCATGGGCCGGCCAGCGAAATGGCCTCCAGAGCATCCAGTTTGGCGTGAGATCGTTGCCCAGGTATCGGGAGGCAAAAGCGTGTCTACTGTGCTTGCGCAGGACAATATGCCAAACTGGACCAGCTTCCAAGCCATGCTGGCGCAGGACGACAAGCTGCGCGAAGCCTACGACAAGGCCGTACAAGACCGCGCAGACAAGTTAGCTGACGAGATACTGCAACTATCAGACGAGGTGATGCCGGAGCATTTAGAGGGCGCTATGGCGTCTGCCTGGGTGCAGCAGAAGCGGATGCAAGTGGATGCGCGTAAGTGGATAGCGTCTAAGCTCAAGCCGCGCACTTACGGGGACCGCATCGATATGACAGTGAGGGACGAGCGCATCAGCGTTATTGACGCGCTTGAGGCTGCCAAGGCACGAGTGTTGACGCTGGACAACGTGACCGATGTGGTTGCGCGTCCTGTGGATAAACCCGTCTGATTCTGTTCTACTTTATACGACGGGCGTTATGTTAAGTTGTTTGGCCTGTGCAATACCTGTTAATAACCCTACTTGCCGGCTTTATCCTTTGATCCCTCCGCGCCCGACCCCGCCCCGGGTAGGGCCGGCGGCGGAAGGTCACGGAAACGGTGCGTCCACGAACAATTTTTATTTTTTTTAAACCTTTAACCAAAAAGCCACTATGCAACTGCCCATTTACCGAGGTGAAGAAGAACAGAGGCTGATGACCGAGTTATGGTCACCGGCCATTGCGGACGATGTTGAAGCGTTTGTGATGTATGCTTTCCCGTGGGGCGTAAAGAACACGCCGTTAGCCAAATTCACTGGCCCGCGCAAGTGGCAGCGGGAGGTGCTGCGGGATGTGACTGAGCACATTAAGGCGCAGCAGGGCAAGGTTAACTTTGACACTATCCGAGAGGCAGTATCCAGCGGGCGAGGCATTGGCAAGTCAGCACTTGTCAGTTGGCTGGTTCTTTGGATGCTGACCACAAGGATTGGCGGCTCTGTGGTGGTAAGCGCAAACTCAGAGAATCAGTTAAGGTCGGTGACCTGGGCAGAGCTTACTAAGTGGTCAGCGATGTTGATTAACTCGCATTGGTGGGAGATAAGTGCCACCAAACTGGTGCCTGCTAAGTGGTTGACGGACATTGTTGAAAAGGACTTGAAAAAGGGCACTCGGTACTGGGCCTGCGAGGGCAAGCTGTGGTCGGAGGAGAATCCGGATAGTTATGCTGGCGTGCATAACCAGGACGGCATGATGCTGATCTTTGATGAGAGCAGCGGTATACCGGATGCGATCTGGGATGTGGGCGCCGGATTCTTTACCGAGAACACGCCAGACAGGTACTGGTTTGCGTTCTCCAATCCACGGCGCAACAGCGGGTATTTCTTTGAGTGTTTTAACGCTAAGAGGGCGTTTTGGAAATCAAGGACGGTTGACGCTAGGACGGTGGAGGACACGGACAAGGCGGTATACGAGCAGATTATTGCTGAGTATGGGGAAAATTCCAGCCAGGCTAAGATTGAGGTGTATGGGGAGTTTCCGTCGGCTGGTGAAGACCAGTTTATTGGGCCGACGTTGGTCGATGATGCAATGAAGCGGCCCAAGTACAAGGATATGACAGCTCCCATTATTGTGGGGGTTGATCCAGCTCGAGGGGGCGCCGACGCGACTGTAATTGTGGTTAGGCAGGGGCGCGACTTGGTGGCTATTAAACGTTACCAAGGCGAAGATACTATGACCATAGTGGGCCGAGTTATTGAGGCTATTGAGGAATATAAACCGACTTTGACCGTGATTGACGAGGGCGGTTTGGGGTACGGGATACTTGACCGGCTGACCGAGCAGCGGTATAAGGTGCGCGGTATTAACTTTGGAAATAAAGCCAAGCACCCAATGGCATTTGGCAATAAACGCGCTGAAATGTGGAATGATATGAGGAACTGGTTAAAATCTGCTAGTATTCCGTCCGACAGGCAGTTAAGGGCAGATTTAACTGGTCCTGCCAAGAAGCCAGATTCTTCGGGTACTATTTTCCTAGAGGGGAAAAAAGAGATGAGAGCAAGAGGGTTAGCATCACCAGACGCCGCTGACGCGCTGTGCGTGACGTTTGCATTTCCTGTTGCTCATCGCGAGTATACTGAGCCTGCCCGCAGAGTTAATTCTCAGGGCAGCGGCGTTAATACATCATGGATGGGCGCATGAAAAAAGTATCTTTATCTGTTGGTCGCGGCGAGAAGCTACCCACATCTCAAGGCGCTGGCTTGACGGCCAAGGGGCGGGAAAAGTACAATGCCGCAACTGGTTCTAATCTTAAGCCTCCAGCCCCAAATCCCAAGACCAAAGCAGATCAAGGCCGCAAAGATTCATTTTGTGCAAGAATGGGCGCAGTAGCGGCCAACGCCAAAGATGGCGAACGCGCTAAAGCTGCTCTTAAACGATGGAAGTGTTGATATGGCTACCAAACCTGGACTGTACGCAAATATTCATGCAAAACAGGCACGCATTGCAGCGGGTAGCAAAGAAAAAATGCGCCCTGTAGGCGCAAAAGGCGCTCCAACTGCCAAGGATTTTAAAGATTCTGCCAAAACTGCGAAGAAGAAATAATGCCACTTGTAAAATCATCTTCACCCAAAGCCTTTCGTGAAAACGTAAAGGCTGAAGTTAAAGCTGGCAAGCCGGTCAAACAGGCCGTGGCAATTGCTTACGCAGTCAAGCGCAGCGCACCAGCCCCAAAAGGTAAAAAATAATGGCTGATTACACCGGCATGGTGGCAGTAGGTAATGTTGCCAACGGTGGCGGCAAAAAAGACGACAGTTCCAGCGTATTGGCAACAGCCCGCAGCCGCTTGGACATGGCGATTTCGGCGCTGTCTGAGTCCCGCGAGGACGAGATAGACGACTTGAAGTTCTACGCTGGGTCACCTGACAACCACTGGCAGTGGCCTGCTGATGTGCTGGCGACTCGCGGTGCGGTGCAGGGGCAGACCATTAACGCCCGCCCATGTCTTACGATTAACAAGCTGCCGCAGCACGTACGGCAAGTCACCAATGACCAACGCCAAAACCGCCCAACAGGCAAAGTTATTCCAGCCGATGACAAAGCCGACATTGACGTCGCCGAAGTATTTAACGGCATGGTCAGGCATATTGAATACATCTCGGACGCAGATGTCGCTTACGACACCGCCTGCGAAAATCAAGTCTCTTACGGAGAAGGCTACATCCGAATCTTGACCGAGTATTGCGACGACAATACCTTTGACCAAGACATCAAGATTGGCCGGGTTCGCAATTCATTTTCGGTGTACATGGACCCGACCATTCAAGACCCGTGCGGCGCGGACGCTAAGTATTGTTTTGTGACCGAGGACGTTAGCAAAGACGATTACCAGCGGATGTATCCAGACTCAGCGCCTATTACCACCTTGCAAACGCTGGGTGTGGGCGATCAAAACCTGTCGCAGTGGCTTAATGAAGACACGATCCGCATTGCGGACTACTATTACGTTGATTACGACAAAGGTACACTCAATTTGTACCCTGGCAACGCCACGGCCTTTGATGGAACGCCCGAAGACAAGCAATTGCGGGCCATTTACGGCAAACCCAAGAAATCTAGGCAGTCTGACCGACCACGTATCAAGTATTGCAAGATAAACGGCTACGAAATCTTGGAAGAACGCGAGTGGGCGGGCAAATACATCCCGATTGTCCGCATTGTGGGCAACGAATTTGAGGTTGACGGTCGCTTGTACGTGTCTGGCTTGGTGCGAAACGCCAAGGATGCCCAGCGGATGTACAACTATTGGGCATCCCAAGAGGCAGAGATGCTGGCCTTGGCTCCCAAAGCGCCATTTATCGGCTACGGCGGGCAGTTTGAAGGTTATGAAAACCAGTGGAAGACTGCAAACACGACCAATTGGCCGTATTTGGAAGTCAATCCAGACGTTACAGACGGCGCAGGTGCTACCCTGCCACTACCCCAGCGGGCGCAGCCGCCAATGGCCTCCAGCGGGCTATTACAGGCCAAAGCAGGCGCTGCTGAAGACATCAAAGCAGCCACCGGCCAATACAACGCATCTTTGGGCATGACTTCCAACGAGCGCAGCGGCAAAGCCATCATGGCACGCCAGCGCGAAGGTGATGTTGGGACTTACCATTATGGCGATAACTTAGCCCGTGGCGTGCGGTATTTGACCCGCCAACTGGTCGATCTGATCCCCAAAATCTACGACACACAACGCATTGCCCGCATCATTGGTGAGGACGGCGAGACCAGCATGGTCAAGATTGACCCAATGCAAACCGAGCCGGTCAAGAAAATCATAGATCAGCAGGGTATTGTGATCGACAAAATTTACAACCCTGGCGTGGGCAAGTACGACGTGGTGGCTACCACCGGCCCAGGCTACGCGACCAAGCGGCAAGAGGCGTTGGAAGCAATGGGCCAGCTACTGCAAGGCAATCCCCAGCTATGGCAAGTGGCCGGTGATTTGTTTGTCAAGAACATGGATTGGCCTGGTGCCCAAGAGATGGCAAAGCGCTTTGCCAAAACTATTGACCCCAAACTCATGCAAGACGGCGACAAACCGCCCGAGTTGCAGGCCGCAGAGCAGCAGATTCAAGCGATGGGCCAAGAAATGGAGCAAATGCACCAAATGATTATCAATGCTGGCAAGTCGATTGAGGCGCAGGATATGCACCGCAAAGACTTTGAGGCAACGGTCAAAGCGTACCAAGCCGAGACCCAGCGGATTTCCGCTGTGCAAGCATCCATGTCACCAGAGCAGATTCAAGACATTGTGCTGGGCACTGTGCATGGCATGATTACTTCTGGCGACTTGGTTACCGAAATGCCTGGGCGTGATATGGATACCGGCCCTGAAACGCCGCAAGAGAACATGATGGAGCAACCACAATGATGTACAAAGCCGCCGATTTTGTTGGGATGCTATTTTTGGCCCGTGATGTGGCCCATAGCGTCCACTTGAACACTCGCAGCTACTCCAAACACGTTGCGTTGAATATATTTTACGAGCGCATTATTGGCGCTGCGGACGACTTTGCTGAAGCCTACCAAGGCCGTCATGGCTTAATGGGGCCAATTACGTTGCATTCGGCTACCAAGACGGCCAACATCATCGACTTTTTGCAAAACCAGTTGGATGAGATTGAAAAGTGCCGTTATGACGTAGTGGACAAAACCGATATGTCGCTGCAACAATTGATTGACAATATCATTGAAATTTATCTACGTACACTTTATAAACTCCGCTTCTTAGCATGACGCTATCCATCAACCACAGCACAGCAGCGGATGGCAGCTTTAGCGCCACGGGCGCTGCGGCGTGGGATGCCAATCATTCATTTTCTGGTCTTTTGGATGTTGCTAACGGCGGCACAGGCACAGCAACTCCGGCCCTTGTGGCGGGCACCAACGTAACTATTACAGGTACTTGGCCCAATCAGACGGTTAATTCGTCTGGCACGGTTACTTCGGTGGCTGCAACTGTCCCAGCGTTTTTATCTATTGCTGGATCGCCCATAACCAGTTCGGGCACTTTAGCAATTACTTACTCTGGCACGGCGCTTCCAGTTGCCAACGGCGGTACAGGCCAAACCACAGCCAGTGCGGCTTTTAATGCTTTATCGCCGGTCACCAGCACAGGCGACTTAATTATTGGCAACGGCACAAACAGCGCAACCCGTTTAGCTATTGGCGCAAATGGGTATGTTTTAACTTCTGACGGCACTACGGCGTCTTGGGTAGCGGCAGGCAGCGGGTCAGGTACGGTAACATCAATTGTTGCGGGAACAGGGCTAACTGGCGGGACAATAACTACTACCGGCACGATTGCATTAGCTACTACTGCCGTAACTGCTGGAAGTTATACAAGCACAAATCTTACGGTTGACGCTTATGGACGTATCACAGCCGCATCTAATGGCAGCGGTGGCGGCATTACAACTGGCAAAAGTATTGCAATGGCAATGATTTTTGGATATTAATTATGGCAAACCCAAACATAGTCAACGTAACTTCCATTTACGGCAGTACTAACTATTTGATCCCGAGTACTACATCTGCTACTACTTGGACTGCACTTACACCTGCTGCTGGAACGGTTAACAAAATTGATAATATTGTGGCCTCGAATGTCACAGCAAGTACCGCCACGGTAACAGTATCAATCAATAGCGCAGCGGCTGGTGGCGGAACGGCGTATCGTTTAATCTATCAAGTACCTGTGCCGGTAAATGCTTCAATCGTCATCGTTGACAAAAGCACAGCGTTTTATTTAGGTGAAGCGCAATCTATTGTGGTGACTGTTGGAACTGCAAGTGCAATTGAACTAACGTCATCGTTTGAAGCGATTACCTAATGTCCACGCAATACAAAGGCTCTGTTCTTTCTTCAACGGAACAAGCTACATCAACTTCTAGCGCCGCTGGAATTTGGAGCACCAGCGATGTATTGCAAGCACGGCAAGCGGCAGCATGGCCTAATATAACCATTCCAATTGAATTTTTGTTGGTTGCTGGTGGTGGGCCGGGGGGCTGGAATTACTGCGGTGGTGGCGGTGCGGGAGGTGTGGTTACATCTACATCTTTAAGTGTCCCAATTTCTACAAATTACACCGTAACAATTGGAGCAGGCGGCACTGCTCCCGGAAGCGGAGGCGTACCCGGCACTGGAAACAACTCAGTATTCACAGCGTCAAGTTCTAGCCCAGCATTGGGCGGCGGCGGCGGCGATGTGGACAGCCAAGTAAACAAACCGGGCGGTGCTGGCGGCTCTGGCGGTGGTGCGGGGTATCTAGCTGGGTCTATCGCTGGTGTTGGTACTGCCGGTCAAGGTAGGAACGGCGGCGCTGGAGATTCAAATAGCAACTTTGGTGGTGGCGGCGGTGGATATGGCGGTGTCGGCGTAGGCGGAACAAGCTCTACAGGCGTTGGCGGTATCGGTATATTAAGCACAATCACTACAAACTTTGCTGGAACTGCTAATACAAGCACCAGCACAAGCATAAACATTACTGCCGTTTCTGCTGGTGTTATAGGCATTGGAACGCAGATAACAGGATCGGGTGTTCCCGCAGGAACCGTAGTCATTGCGCTTGGCACAGGTACTGGAGGAACGGGTACTTACACATTAAACAAGGCAACTACCACAACTTTGACTGGAACTGCAATTACAAGCACTGGCGTTTACTACGCTGGCGGTGCCGGTGGTTGGACACGCAGCACAAGTACAACCCTTGGCGGTTTAGGTGGCGGCGGCGGCGGTGTTACAGGTTCTGGCGGCGGTAATGGCGGCGTTAACCAAGGCGGCGGTGGTGGTGGCGTTGGTTCAGCGGCATCTGGCGGGTCTGGAGGCTCTGGCATATTAATCATCGCCTACCCTAATTCATACGGTGATCTTGTTTCTGTGTCCGCAGGATTAACTTGCAATGGCAGCGCAGGAAATACCACGCCAAATACAACGTACCGCACAGGTTATAAAGTGTACAGATTTACTGCTGGCACTGGCACTATATCTTGGTGAACAACAATGTCTATCAGATATAAAGGCTCCATCATGTCGTCCACGGCGCAAACGCCGACGACTTCTAGCGCCAAAGGCGTTTGGAAAATAGTTACTGTTTTGCAAGCATTAAAAGCTGGGACATGGCCTTTGCCAGCTTTTTTAGTAGATTATTTAGTAGTTGCCGGCGGTGGTGGTGGTGGATGGTCTGCTGCTGCTTCTGGCTCTGGAGGTGGTGGCGGCGCAGGTGGTTTACTAACTGGAACTGATCTTTTATTAAATCGAAGCACTACATACACTATTACAGTAGGCCCATTTGGGGCTGGTTCAACTTCAGCAGCAGTTGGAGGTGCTGGAAGCCCATCTAGTATTGCTGGCACAGGCTTAACCACAATATCCGCAACTGGCGGTGGCGGCGGTGGGTACACAAGTGCTTCACTTATGGTGGCTGGAGCAACTGGAGGCTCTGGTGGAGGTGGCCCCGGCAATAACATTTCAGGCTCTGCATTAGGTGGAGCAGGTACTTCAGGACAAGGAAACACTGGTGGTAACGGTTTTACTGGTTCAACATCACCATTTGCCTATGGAGGTGGTGGAGGCGGTGGAGCCGGTGCTGTAGGCTCAAATGGAACTGCGTCTGTTGGTGGAAACGGAGGTGCTGGAACGCTTAGTGCATATACCGTTTCTTTTGTTGGCACAGCAAGCACCGCATCAACAACAACATTGACAATTACGGCTGTAACCGCTGGCGTTATTGGTATTGGCACGCAAGTAACAGGTTCAAATATTCCAGCCGGTGCTTATATCACTGCTTTAGGTACTGGCACAGGCGGCAATGGCACTTACACAATGAGCGCCGCTGCAACTACAACGACAACCGGAGTAGCGATAACAAGTTCTGGCGTGTACTATGCTGGTGGTGGCGGCGGCGGTGTCTATACCGGTACAGCTAATGGCGGCGCAGGCGGTGCAGGAGGCGGGGGTAGAGGGTCATCTTCACTAACCCCAACTGCTGGCGCTACTAATAGTGGTAGCGGTGGTGGTGGCGGTAGTGGTAATGCAGCAGGTGGCACAAGTGGCGCTAATGGCGGTTCTGGTGTTGTAATTATTCGCTGCCCTATTGCTTATACGGCTTCAGCTACGACAGGCTCACCTACAGTAACTACAAACGCAACCTATCGTTTCTACAAATTTACTGCTTCTGGGACAATTACATTTTAATCATGGCACATTTTGCAGAACTTGACGATAACAATGTAGTCCTACAAGTGATTGTGGGAGTAGATGAACCGCTTGATGGTGAAGCCATTTATCATGAGACAACAGGAACCGTTTGGAAAAAGACCAGCTACAACACTAGGGCAGGTGAACACCTACTGGGCGGTACACCTTTCCGTAAAAACTACGCTGGGATTGGGTACACCTACGACCCAGATAGGGATGCGTTTATCCCGCCGCGGCCATTTCCTAGCTGGACAATAAACGAGCAGACCTGCCAATGGGATTCGCCCGTGCCCATGCCTACAGATGAAAAACGGTATGCTTGGGATGAACAAACTTGCCAATGGGTGGAGTAAAATTACATGAACCAGTTTTACGGCGGCAGTTTTTTTAGCGGCGGGTTTTTCTCAACTATCCCCGCTTATGTAACACAACTCTATGTTGAGTTAAGATCATTTACTGAAAGAAGGAGATTCTAATGGCGCTCAATCTTAAAGCTATCACTTCTGTCCTGGGCTACCAGCAGATCACCAGCTTGTCCGCAGCTACGGCTTTGACCGTACCCCAGAAAAACGTTGGTGGCCTTTCGGGATCGCCCCGTATTGCCATTATTACGCCTGAGACTCAAGCAGTTCGCTGGCGAGATGACGGCGTGGCCCCCACCGCTTCGGTTGGAATGCCCCTTGCTGCTGGTGTCACTTTGCAATACGATGGCGACTTGACTCAAATCAAGTTCATTGAGCAAACGGCCAGTGCAAAGCTGAACATTACTTACTATTCTTAAGAGGTCATCATGCAAATCTCTAATGACACTGCGGCGTTAAATTACGTTGACTATTTCACCAAACAGTTGCCTATTGACCTTGCCACTATGGCTGCATTGCGTGATGAACTGGCTACTCGCCAGGGCGCTTTGTCTGCGGCTGAAAACGCAGTAGCTGACCGAGCCAAAGCGGCAGAGGAACTTGCCGCTGCCAGAGCAACAGCAGCGGACACGCAAACTGCGGCCCAACAAGCATTGGACGAAGCCAAAAGTTCTTTAGCTGCGGCCAAGGCCAAAGAAAAAGAAATAGCCGCGCGCGAAAAAGAAGTCAATGCTGACTTGACTTCCCGCCAAGCTGACGTTGCCAAGCGTGAAACATCGGCGGATGATAAAGCCGCCGCCTTGGCGTCACAACAAGCAGCGCTTGATGCCCGCAGCGCGTCCTTGGAAGCGCAAGAAGCTGCACTGCAAACTCGCGTTAAAGCCTTCCAAGATAAAGTTGCCTCAATTAGCGCTTAAGGATATAAATCATGGCCGTCAATCTTTCAATGCTGGCGGGGGCTGGCGCACAGTTTTTTGACAATAACGGTGTCATTCTTTCTGGCGGTCTTGTTTACACTTACGCAGCAGGTACTACAACGCCACAAGCTGCCTATACAACAAGTTCTGGCAGCACCGCGCACACAAACCCTATTGTGTTGGACTCAGCAGGCCGTGTTCCATCTGGCGGGGAAATTTGGTTAACTGACTCTGTTGCATATAAATTTGTTTTAAAGACATATGCGGCGGTTACGATTGGTACTTATGACAATGTGCCTGGCAATGCATCAGGTATTTACGCCACATTTGCCGCTTCTTCTGGTTCATCTTTAGTTGGGTATACACAAGGTAGCGGCGGCGCCGTACCAACTACGGTGCAAGCTAAGTTGCGGGAGAGTGTGAGTGTTAATGATTTTGGCGCGGTGGGGAATGGGGTGGCTGACGATACAGTGGCAATCCAAGCTGCCATAATCGCCGCATCCCAAGTACGCTTTATTGCTGGGTACACTTACAATTTAACCGGAGACATTTTGATTCCGGCAAATCGTAAGCTAGTGGTCGAAAAGAGCGCAACGGTTATCAATACTGGGGGGCGTTTTACTGCCTACAATGTTGACAATGTGGAGTGGCAGATTGATGGTTGGGTGAAGTCGGTTTCTATGGCAACTGCTCCTGACAAGATAGGATGGTGGCCTTTTGAGCGCGGGTTTATAGAATGGGGCGGTAATACACCAGCC